TATATCCCATTTTACTGATATCTCCACTAAACAAGTATAATTCAAAAGCAGACCTTTCTTTAAGTACAGTTATTGTTTTCTTAGTTATATAATACGGTGATTCAATAAAATTGTCAAGCCATAAAAGCACTTTAGGTGTTATTTTAAATTGTTTTGGAAAGTCTACTTTGTAGGTTTTGATTTTTGCTATTTGTTCAATGTGCATTTTGGCTTCGTCCGTTAGACGTAGCCCGCCAACATCACGAATGTTATACCACCATAATGTTCTCTTATCTTTTATGTCTGGGGTGTCAAAAGGCTGATTAGCGGCTTTCAGAAATACCTTTGTATAGTTGTCCTTTTGATCCATGTGTCATTACTCTTCTTTTGCTCCAGAAGTAAGTGTGTATACCGCAAACTCTTCAGTATTAAAAAGTGCGTTTAGTTTCTTTGCTAAGTTTCTAGCGTGTCCAGGATTAGAAAACGATACTTTTTTATACTTCGGTCCAGGATAGCTCGATACCATACTTCCGCTTTTTAAGTTAAACGGCTTTCCCTTATAGAAGACCGCCCAAATTGCTTCGCTCTCTAATATTTGTTCTGTCTTATATGATTCTCGATTGACATGTTCGAGAAGCACTGTTGGTTTTGGTCTACTCATTATACGTAATCCTTTTAATTAACTACGTATATATTTATCCTTTTTTTAGAACTGTCCGCCTTCAAATTTCACTTCAACCTGCTCGCTGTTCTGCTTGATCTGCTTTAATTGTTCGTCTATAGACGCTACAACAGTACCTAGTTTAGATGTAAACATAGATAGTTCAAGTGTTAGTGAACGTGCTTCTTGTATAGATATTCTGATGTCTTTTTGCTGTGATTTCTCCGCAACTGCAATACGTTGTAGTATCTTTTCAATGGTAGGAAGTGACTGCGGAAGGCTATTTGTTGACATTAGATAGTACCTGTTTCATCTCTAAATCAGTCTTAAATGGTCCTTTATACGCATACCGTTGGAGGGTAATGAGCTTAGGACAGAACGATTTAACCCAGCCTTTATCGAATTTAATGACATAATAGCCTGAACAATATAAACTCTTTGAGTCTTTACTCTTTGTAAAAAGAGGTAAACGCTTTTGTATATCAAACATAGAGTTGTGTGGTCTAGTGCTACATCTGTATCCGTGTACTTCTTTAGGATCAGAATCATCTGCTTCTTTTACAATTTTAGCAACAAAAAAGTCTTTCCCATAGTCACTTAAGATACTTTTCTTATTATGATAAAACTTAACACCTTTCTCATTACTAAAAACAAACTTATCTTCGTTCTTTCTTAGTGTACCAATTTTTTGGCCTTGTTCTTCAACAATCCAAAACTTATCTTCTAAAACTGGCTTTGCTTTAAAATCAGTTGTCATACTATGTACCTCGCATTCAATGGTTCAGCGTATGCTTGTGCTTGATCTGATATTTTCTTTAAGTCGTATAAATTACAGAATTTCATAAGTCTTACACCAACCTGACTAATATTTTTATTTGCATCAATTGACGTCTGTATAGTACCTGTAATCTTTTCTCTTACTTCTGTAGGCTGTGCAGTTAAGTCAATTAATATTCTATTACGTTCGTAGTCGTCAAGTACTCGATGTTCTTCACCGTTATGATCTACCCAACGTTGTAGCATTAAGTTATTCCAGTTGTAGCCTTTAAGATCTTTGTCCTCAAATGCTTCTAATAAACCAACCTTGTTCTTAGTGCCTTTCTTACGTACACCTGGATAAGCACTAAACACATTGTCACTAGTGTCACCACGCATACATTTCTCAAATAACAACCATTGCGGATCAGGCGCAGCCTTAGCTTCTTTAGTTTTCTTATCAATTACAGGATTGCCTTTCTTATCAAAGAAACCTTCATGTGTAGAAGTTACATCTTGTACACCATTGTATAGTTTTACATTAGGTGCAATTAGTTGTTGAAAGTCTGTGTCTGTAGAAATAACAACATGATCTACATCTGGATGTTGTTGTATCCAACCAGCAATTAAATCATCTGCTTCTAACTCTTTGTGTTGTAATACAGTACAGTTAGTTTTATCTGCTACAAAGTCTTTAAATGTATCAAAGGCTTCCCAAAACACAGTATCTTCTTCTTGCTGTTTTTCTGTAAGTGCATCACGAGCAACTTGTCTGTTACGCTTGTAAGGCTCATAATGGTCCTTACGCCAACTACGACCTTCTAAGCAGAATACAACATGTGTGCCATCAAAGTCTTGCCATGCCTTCTTAATGCTGTTAAGTGTAATATGGAAAGCCATACCTAACTTAATATCAGCATCACCGTTAATTACATGTCTTGCACGGAAGAATGTATTTGCTGTATCTACTAGAATGTGTGTCATTATTTGTTATCTCTCTTAATATTATCTATATCTATGTTGCCTGTTGCCATGCCTTCTAATGGACCGCCGTAGTCGCCATCAACAACAACATTAGCGCAAAGCTCACGGAACCAACGATCAATAATTTCTTCTTCTTTATCATTCTCAACTCCGTATCCTTCTTTAACTAATTGTAACACGAAATGCCTATTCCAGTCAAGCTCAAAAAAGCCATTTCGGACATTTTCTTTGTTAACGTGTGTTTGTAGTACGCCTACCCACGGTTCTTTCTTCTTAGTCGCAAGTTCTTTTGGACTAAGTTGTTTATTCTTTTCTTGTTCTTTGGCTTCGTTAACTTCTTTAATTTTATCTAAGCCAAGCATTTTTGTTAAAAATGACATATTTTCTCCTAAGTTCCAATAGCATTACCAAACAAGTATACATGTACTCTTGCCGCTACATTGTATCCTCTCTGGAATGCCTTTTGTGCAACTGAACCAGCAGTTGCGGTTTGTTCTTCTTCTCTTGCTCCTGTTGGCATAATCCATACTGGCCAATCAACACCAGCACTTCTAAATTTTTCAACTGTCTCTTCCATTTCATCCCATTCACGTTGTAATGGACCTACAACAAATTTAAGTTGTCCTTTTGTAGATGCTTGTAAGTATTCAGCAACTATCTCAGGCTTAATGGCCTTTTCAGGTTTTTCACCTGATACAGTAAATAGTTTGGGACTACAACTGAAAAATATTTCTGTGTCAATGCTCTTAGCCCATTCTAAGAATGGTTCTCTAAGTTTTTGTGTACCGTTAGTTTCAAATGTCATGCTACCAGGCAAATTGCCCTGCTTTTTTAATTCGTTATATATACCTACCACTGCCTGTTGTCCTGTAACCATCAAAGGTTCTCCACCTGTAAAACACAAGTGTTGATTTTGTTTACTTACAGGATGTAAAAACTTACCTTCTGGATTGCTATCATTCTTAATACAGTCGACAATCTTATTTGCCATAGCAGTAGGAGTTTCTTGACCCATTAGTTTCTTAAATTTCTTAGCCCATGTATAACTGCTATCACAGCCTTTATCCCATACAGGTAAGTCTTCAACACGTTTTACACTGTCAACATCAAAGTCTTCAAAAGGCAATTCATGTGTATCTGGATTAGTTGGATCTAATTGACCAAACCCATTACATTGTAAATTGCACAAGAAGAATCTAATCCAAGCTGTCGGAACACCTGTGTAATGCCCTTCACCTTGAATACTATAAAATATCTCTGAATAGTAAAACTTTTTTTCTACTGTTTTACTAAAGTCGTGCTGTGCAAGAGTCTGTATTTTATCATTCATATTACTATTATACCTTCTTTTCACCAGGTTTGTCAACCTTTTTCAGAGTATAAGAAGTGCCTGGCATACTCTCTTCCCAAACGAGATCATCACCAATATCCCAACCCATTTGGTTAAGAAGATCCGTTGGAATCGGTAACGTTAACTCTTTCGTGTACGGATCTTCTTCAATTTTTACTTGCCAACTCACTAGCTGAAATGCTCGTTCAGCATCTCAAGTCTATCTGTTGCCGCAGCCATTTTATCCAATTCTTTTTGGATAGTTTCAACAATATCAGAATGTTCTCCAATACCGACTACCTGCTGCATATAGACTTCAATATTTGCTTTGTGCACCGCAATGTCTGCTTCTGCATGTTTACGAGCTGCACTAATCAAAGTTTCTCTCAATGTCATAACCTTTCCTTAATATTTTTGCTTTGATGGGATGACGCCTCTGACGCCTCCTTTCGGATCTTCCATGTCCCCATTACGACGGAATATTAAATGTACATGTGGATACATGACTGTTTGTCCTGCACTTTCACCTACATTCAAACCTATGTTGTAGCCTGTGATGTTAGTTTTTTCACTTGCTACATTATCATAACCCATAGTAACAGCAAAATTAAAACACTTTAAAATGTTTTCTTGTGTTGCTTCTTTGGGTACAATTAATAAATGTCCTTCGGTTACAGGATACTTATCACGAAAAACAGTGAACTCACGAGTATCAATCTCAACGTCTGTCCACGGTGCTCTTTGTTCTGTTATTGCTAATTGTAAAGTGTCAGCCTTCATTAAAAGCCTCTTCTAATTGCATTGTTAAATTGTTTTGGTCCAGGTGTAGTAAATTCAAAACCAAATGCGTTTCCTACAAATACTCTACCATTCCATTTCATATGTATTTTATTGCTCGCCATAAAGATGTTTAAGAAATCTTTAGGCTCAATTCGGTCAACTTCTGCTTCAGCAACTTTACCGTTATCAGTACATGTAACTGTACATTTATTATCATAGCTCATACTAACTCCTCTGCAATATATCGTTTTAATTCTTTATCCTGAACATCGGTTGGTATATTATTTAGGTAAAATATATTATAACTATCGGACCCATATTTACCAATGCCATAAAGGTCGGTAGCATCAACACCATCCCAGTTCTCAATCTGGATACTCATCTTATAAATTCTTTTAGCTCTTACACGTTGCATACCTAATGGCTCTAATAGTTCTTCTAACATAGGAATAGTACAACTACGCAATAGACTATGTGCAGTAGGATACTTGTTAAACAATCTTGTAAGAACAGGTTTTGTTTGAAGTCTGTTTACTTGGTTCAAACAAATAACTCCAACCATATGCTGCCATACGTTGTCAACTTGTTGTTGAACCATTAGATCGTCACGCATAGTCAGCAACATTTTCCCAAGGATAAACTAACCAAACATCTTCCTCAGCTTTATTAACTTCATGACAGTAGTAATCAACCTTGTCAAAATCACTTGCTAGATTTTCAGTAAGTGATGCAAAGCGAACATTTTCTTGCCAAATGTCTTGCCATGCTTCGCTATTAGGTAAACAACCTGCTTTCCAATCTTCCATAATCCAGTTAAACGTAGCACCAGTATCATTGATGTCATCTATAATAAGAATATTTTTACGTGCTTTAGGATAACTTTTACCATCTCCATAACCAAATGCATCTTCTGCCATCCAACAGTTGCTTTCGCTATCTCGACTATCATCACGCAAACTTACTTTTAATGCCTCACAACGTATACCAGTCATGTTACTAATAATAGTAGCAGGAACATTTCCACCTCTTGTTATTCCTACAATATAATTAGGCTTCCAGTTACTTTTGTACATCTGATTGACTATGCTTACACACATTTTTTCAACATCTTGCCAACTATAATAGTGCTTCTTAATCATTATTTTAAGTATTCCTCGTTATGTATCCACTTACCATTCTTAACAAAACCCCATTGTTGTGCTTTCTTACCCATATAAAAAATACTCCAACAAGGAATCTCATTCCCATCTTTATCTTTTGCAAGTTCTAACCAATGTAAATCTTTTGCTGTTCTAAAACGTATACTACCAGGACCACGCCAAAACTTACCTTGTGGTGTATGTTCCCAATAGCCGCCTTTTAGAATTAATGCTCCCCAACTCCATGGATGATCATGTAGTGTAGGTTCATCACTTACTAATACTTTATGTAATGTGATGTTAAAAGGAAAGTTCTTTCTGTCCTTCAAAAACAAATAGTATCTAACCAAATACGGAATACTACCAGTTCTATCATAGATAGTACGCTTTCTTCCGATCCAATCTAAAAAATTAAGTAACATCTGTAAAAATACCTTGTTTAACATCTTTGAATATTTCAAATACTCTTTTGTTATATTCATCTTCATTAACTGCAATGTTGTGCAGTTTTTGTTCCCAAATATTACGAGTGTCATCTGGTAACTTCTTATTTGCAAGAATAGATTTAATATTATTAATTCTATGCTGTTGTTTTGTTTCCGAATATGGTCCCATAAGTATACCTTTCATGTGATGTATCTTTTCGACTATTCATTAGTCTTTGCACTGTCATTCCATGCTTTTCAGTCATGTCAACTAATTTAATACCTTTTAAATTATACATGAGTGCTTCGGCTGGAGTAAGCGCCATGCAGTCCTCAGGCTTCTTTGGCTCTGATACACTGTAAACTCTTTTCTTATGAATGTTCATACTATCTCCTCTATAATGCCTAGCACTTCTGCTAAGGCAAAGATTACTCCGGCTGCTATAAAAAGCAAACCAAATTGTTCTAACATATAGCCTCCGTAAATTAAACACCCACAGCCGACTATTCTAAATATACTTTTTACTAAACTTACAGCAAAATGATTATCACTTGGATCTCTATTTGCTGGCATAATTATTTTTTCTGGTATTGGCATAAAACTCCTAACATGCGTGTTGTTGTTGTAATTTAATATTATCCATAAACTCTTTCTTAGTTGCTGGATCATCTTTGAACGCACCTTTAAGAACAGTTGTTTGTGTTAAACTACTATGTGCTTTTACACCTCTGTTCTCTACACAACCGTGTGTGGCTTGAATGTAGACACCTAAGTGTTTTGCACCTGTTGCTTTTTGTATTTCACGGGTAATGTCATTTGCAAGTTCTTCTTGAAGTGTTCCACGCATAGCACACCATTGTGCAATTCTTGTATACTTGCTTAGTCCAATTAGTTTCTCACTAGCAATAATACCAATGTATGCTACACCTCTAACAATCTGATGATGATGTGAACACATGCTTGTAAGTTCTGAACGAACAACTAACATACCTTCATAAGGTGTTGCGCTGTCATTTGGAAATGCAGTTGCAGCAGGAATTGGTTCGTACCTACCTGCCATTAGTTCGTTAATATACATTTTAGCAAGACGTTTGCCTGTGCCGTTACTGTTAGGATCGTTTTCAGTATCTATAACAAGACCCTGTAATACTTCTTCAAATTTAGAAGTCAACTCATCTACTAGTTGTTGCTTCTCACCTTCTTCGATGAAGTCGGAGATATTGTCTCCTGCCCAAAACCGTTTGCCGGCTTCTTTTAATCTTGCTTTAATCTTTTTACTTATTTCCAATTTATTCTCCGATGTTTAGGCAGTGGATTGCCTTTTTAATAATATTATTTTAGCACCTTTAGTAGATCATTGCAACTGAAATATTTTTCATTCAGTGTTTCTACTTGTTTATTTAGGCTAGGAAGAAAACTTTTGTAATTTTCCATATAGTCAATTACACGTTCTTTCACAGCCTCTCTATTGGAAATATAGGTTTTCCAATCTATTGTCCAATTACTAGGATATTTGAAAGGCAGCAAACCCATTTCAGTATAACTTAATCTGTCTGGTACCATAGGCAATGCTCCAACAAGAGCACCTTCATACCAACTAATACCTAGTGTTTCTTGCAAGTTAGCACTAAACACAAGTTTTGCTTCTCCTAGTAAGTTGTGATATTCGTTCTTTGATAGTTCACGTTCTTGACAAACTACCCATTCATATTGTGGAAGTTGATCAGCAAGATCACGGAATATTTCAACTTGCTTTTCAGGAGCAATCCTATGAGGGAATAAAATTAAGTCACGCTTTGGCATTCCTTTGTACATAGTTAATGTACTATCCATATAATGAAATGGCCAACCAGTTTGTACAACTTTAGATCTATCTAGTTCTGGAAATGATTGAAAGAACATATCTATATGAAACTCTGTTGCAAAATAATTATGATCATAACATTCAAACATACTACGTTCTGCATTTCTAACCCAAGGCTTATCACCTATTAGTCTACCTAAAAAGTCTTGCGGATCATAACTACCAGCATGCCACATACCACCAATACGAATGTTAATACCCAATAGCTCTGCCATATAGCGTAATTGAATAACTGTAGGATTCCAAGCATCAGTATAAAGAAAATAATCACCGTCTTTAACCTCTCCGTTACAGAATGCTTCTGCAATTTGCTCTAGTTGTTTACTTTTATAAACGTTAGTACCGCCGAAGTTAAGAAACGCCCCAGGTGTTGTAG